TCAATCCGCTGCAGAACCCCAAACCCGCCTCGTTCTCGGAAAACCTGCTCGGCAACGAGAGCGTGCTCACCAGCGACACCCACAACTTCCGCTTTATCGGCATGGCATCCGAGGACCCGCGCTTCCTCGCCAACAGCGCCCAGATCCAGGTCGGTGAGACGGCCAAAGGCAAGCCGCTCTACACCACCATCAAGCCGCGCCAGATGTACGCCGACGGGAAGCTGACCATGGAAGAGGCGCTCCAGAACCCGACCTACTGGGACAGCGCCCCGGCCAAGAACGAATACAAGGCGGTGGAGGATCACCAGCGCGGGCTCGCCCAGGAGATGAACCTGCCGCTGGCCGATTTTCAGGGAAAGATGTGGGTGGGAGGCGGGTTCCCGTCAGAAAGCCGGAGCTGGCACACGGGCCTGGGCTCGCCGCCGGAGAGTTTCCTGCGCACCTTCGGAAAGCGCGTGCAGTACACCGCCGCCCGGCTCGGCGTCAACCCCGAGGAGGTTCTGCACAAGTTTGTGACCGGCGAGATTCCGCTGCTCGGGCTTGGAGCCGGTGCCGCAGTTGTCGGAGCTGGGCTAACTCCTCCCGGGCAGCAGCCGCCCGCATCAGACCAAGGACCTCAGTAGCCACGGGCCTCGGCTGATCGCCGACCCAGATGCCGGTAATGAAAACCTGACCATCCAGGATTTCACCGTCCACCTTAGTGCTGACGGCAACCCGGTCGGTCCCGTCGTTGGGGGCAAAATCATACTCGAACTCGTAAGTCACGCCCCGGTGATTAAGTTCCATAAGTAACTATTTTACCATCGGGAAATGGAAAAGGCCCGGTGCTAAGCCGGGCCTTTAACCCTACGGTGAACCGTAAACTCCCAGCGGATCGCTCCACCCGAACGAGTACCTTTCCCGAGCTTTGTACCTCAAATTGCCGGTATCGAAATCCGGGTCGTCTTTGGTCTGCAACGGAATCCTGGTGAAATGCTTCAGGCCGTTCGGGATGTCGGTGCAGATGTACCAGCTCTTCGGGTCCACCAGCCAGTGATTGACCTTCCAGCCCTCGGGGATCGTCCCGTTGGTCCACAAGGCATTCACATCGTTATCGGCTGTGCCCGGCCTATACTGACTGCGCAGGATGCGTGTGGCGGTGAAGATCTGCGCCGCCGGAACGATCAGCCTGCGCGGCTTGGCCGCGATCAAGAGGCCGCGATCATCCAGCCAGAGCGAGATCGTGGTGGCCGCCGCCTCGAGCGAAGTCTCGTTGAGGTCGCTCGGCGTGGACGGCGTATTGGCATTGAACGCGCCTCCCATGACCAGCGGATGTTGTAAGTTGCAAAGACTCACTCCATCGCCGCCGGTGAAAGCGGAGTTGAATGCGTTATTGAGAATGGCGGCACCTTTGACCTGCTTGGTGTGCGCCATGCTGCGCGCGAGCGCCTTCGTGTAGCGCTTGCTGAGGCTGTCGTAGAGGTTGTCCTCGAAGGCTTCCTCAGTCACCGCGAAACCCATCGCGATAGTTTCGTGCGTAAACCTCGCCGTGTAAGTCTCCTGTGCATCGTCGTAGAAGATGGCCTCGCCCTCGGGCTTCACCGGCGCGGGACCAAATCCGCTGACCTTGACTTCCTCTTCAAAACTGCGCTCGGAATTCTCCGCCGTGAAGATGTCCTTGGTCTCATCGTCATAGCGGTTGTACTCCAAGCCGAAGAGGGCGTTCAAACCGGGGACTAACTCCTTCATCAATTGAGCGCGTGATATGGCTGGCATCGGTTAGCCTCCCGTCGCATTCTGGTATCGGTCGACACCGAAGTTCCACACGACCAAGACATCGGTGAACGGGTCGCCCGGCATGGAACCCGCGCCCGGCGAGGGCGCGGCGTCCCGCACGAAACCGTAGATGCGCACGGCCAGCGTGGCGGTGGCGGCAATCGAGCCCGAAACCAGATTGACCAGACTGTTGCCGGTGAAGGTGCTGCCCTGGCCGAGATTGCCCAGCGCCGCGTTCATCCCGAGCTGATTGGTCTGCACCGGGCCGTCCGCCTGGACACGCATCACTACCTGCGGGTAATCCGCAACCTTGACCTGCACGTCACTAGCGCCGCTGGACAAAAGTCCGGCGGGCAGAAATTGCGAGTTGACGAAGCCCCGGATCGGGTCTTGCCAACTTGCGCCTTGAAAAATCCCAACCACGCCCGGCACTCCTGCCGCCGGACTCGCGGTGAGAGGAACAACGTCACCGCCCTGTAGGCCCACTGGGTCGCCGAAGTACATGCCGTGAGTGGCAATCGTCGCCGGGTTCGTAATGCGATACGTGTGCATCCCCCCGGAGAAAGGCCCCTCACCCAGGTTCTTCAGAACCCGCAGACCATACGGACCTGCGATTTGGCCCATACTGATCCTTGTCTGCCGCAGAGCGGCGTTGTATTACGGTTCCTGGTTGGGACCAGGGGCGTGCCGTTTTTGGCCCCCCGGCCCGAAGCCGCGAGAGACGGTCGAGTAGTGCTCGCGGAACATGGTGCGCATACGCGGGTCCTCTTCGGATTCGAGCTGGTCGTTCACCGATTTCATCTGGACTCGTGCCATGCGCTCGTAATGCTCTCTGCGCCTCGTGGTCAAACTCGCGGGTGCGCTGCACAATAACAAGCCTCCCACCTCCACGCTCTCCGGCCAGCGCGACCCGTGGTCGGAGAGGATTTTCAGTTCGGGGTATTCGGTGCTCACAACGGGCACCCATCCCTCCCTGAAAGCGGTAGAGACATTCACCGGATCGCTCTGACCCATGGACGCCGTTCTGATCCAGCGATGGACCATCGACGGGCGTTGGTGCGGGTCGGGCAAGGCATTCGGCGGCAGCCACGGTCTCTCTCTCGACTCGGCCTCGCGGCTCTGTTCGTCCCTCGGCAGCCTACTGTCGTTTGATTGAGATGTCATGGTAGCTTCCTTCCTGCCTTCCCTCGTCCTTGACTAACTGCATCGCGTATTGCTCGTTGGTGAGTCCGAGCGAACGCGCTAACGAAACTTGACTCTCGGTGAGCACGACGTGGCGCGGCCCCCGCTTGGGCTCCGCCGTCCCGTTGGTACGCGTGGCTCCCGCCACCGCCACCGGGCGCGTGCCGCCCTCGGGCTTCTCCTTTTCGGCGAAGCGCTCGGGGAACCGCTCGCGCATCTCGCGATCAATCGTGCCCCAGTATTCCTTGGGGTTGTTGTTTTCGGTGATCCCCTGCCGCTCGAGCGACTCGTGGACGCCCATAGCAAAGCCCCGCATCTTTTCCTCGGCGGGATTGTTGAACCAGGGATTGCGCTTCAGCCAGCTCTCCGTGGCCTCAGACGGCGGCGGCGGTGCTGCTGGACGCGTTGCCGCCGCCGCAGGCTGAGCCGAGGGACCGGGAGGGGCCATGCCCGGCTCGCCATCCTTCACCGGCGCGGGCCGGAGCAGGCGCAGCCGGTCACGCTCCGCGACGGCCTGCGCGATCTCTTCCTGAGCCGCCATCTCCTGCGCCGTATCGCTCGCGTTGCGCGCCGCCAGAAAGTGGCTCTTGGCCTGCGCCAGCTGCGCCTCGGCGCGCTGCAAGGCCTGATCGATCAGGGCCGCCTCAGAGCGCTGCGTGTTGACCTTCAGCTGCTGATTTTCCTGGTAAAGCTGCTGCGCCAAATTGGTCGCCGTGGCCACGTCCCGGGTGGACTGCACCACCCTGCGCCGCCATTCCTGATTGGCGATGTGCAGGCTCTTGATGCGCTTCTGCGCGTCCTTGGCGTACTTGGTGATTTCATCTTCGGCGGGCAGACTGTCCAGCTTCTCGACTTCATCGTCAGAGAGCTGCGGCTTGCCCGGCTTCTCGTCGTAGGGCTGCACCTCGACGGTGACGCCTTCTTCCTCGGGCTGCTCGGTTTTGTTGGGCTCGTCCGCCATCAGGCCCTCTCCAGCTCACCGACATCGGTGATCACCGCGAGCACCGTGTCGTCGTTGATCAACGCATACAACTGGCCGCGCACCATGAAGCGCGTGCCCGAGTAGGGCCGCAGGATGATGCGGTCGCCTACCTTGCACCAGGGAGCGCGGAAGCGCTCCTTATCCAGGTAGGCCTCCGGCCCCAGCTCGAGCACCTGCGCCCAGACCTGCGCCTGCCACTCCCGCTCGCGCACGTCGTCCGGCATCTTCAGCTTGGAATCCAGCCAGCGCGTCAAGGTCTCCTCCGGCGGCAGGAGCTTCACCAGGATGCGAAAGCCCGACGGGTGCAGGATGCGCTCAACGCCATCATCATCGGAACTTGCACGTTCCACCGAATCCATAAACTGCAATGCTTCTTCTTCCGGCAATTCGTACTCTGAGCCCATCGATATCACTCACTCCCGCAGGTCGGCATCATCATCCCGATTAAACCGGCTGCGGACTTCGTGTAACTCGTCAATGGCTACACGTATACCACGAATTTGGCCGCACAGGTATTGGTAGTCCTCCGTGACCCTGGCCTCCATCTGGTCGCGCAGCAGTTCAAGTTTCGCCTCCAGACCCTTCTCGTAAGCATATTCCCAGCCCCGCGCGCCGGTCAGCTCCCTCATTTCAGCCTCAAAATCACGTCCGTTCCGCCGCCCTTCCGCATGGGCTTGGCCTGCCGGTCATGGCCGTAGGCGCTCTTGCGGATCTGCTTGCGCATGTCGTCCAGCCGCCGCGCCCCGGCCTTGGTCGAGCCATCGCCGAGCGCGGCCACCGTGGGCGCGTCGATCACATACTCGCCGTCACTGAGCAGGACCGGGTGTCCGGTGGGCGTGGTGGCTTCGATCTCATCGCTCTGCCCCGTGCCTTTACCGTGGAGCAGGCCGCCGCCCGCCTGCGCCAGCTGATCATCCTCCTCGGCCTGCTGGTCCTCCTGGCCGTCGCCCGCGCCGCCCTCCGGGTCGCCCGCCGTCTCCTCGTCCTCTTCCTCGCCTTCGCCCTGGGCCTGCTGATGGTGCTGCTCGACCAGCTGCTGCAGGTCGCCCAGCGCGCGCGGCCCGAAGGCGCGGATGAAGGCCTTGAGATCGGACTCCGGGTCCGGGCTCTGGCCGTCGAGCGCCGCCATGGCGTTGAGCACGATCTCGCGCTCCTGCTGCTCATCGGGAGACATCTGGTCGTCGGGCGACTGCACTTCTCCCGCGTCCGGCATCGCGCCGCCCTGATCCTCCTGCTCGTCCTCGCCGACTTCACCGCCGCCCTGGTAGACGAAGTTCGCCTCGGGCGAAGGAGCATGCAGCAGCTGCTTGTTGAGGAAGGGAGCCTGATGGGCCAGCTGCAGGAACTGGCGGAACTGCTGGTCGGGATTGTAGAGGTTGGGATGCGAGGCGGCGGCAATCTCCCCCACCGGATTGCCGCCGCCCAGGCCGCCGCCCCCCTGGAAATGCATGGTGCCCGACAGACGCTGGAGGTGCGGCATGGTGTGATGCAGCGAGCCGAGACCGGCGCTGGCGCGTGTCGAACGCAGGCCGGGATCGCGGAACTCGCGCTGCGCGAAGTCGGGCGCAAGCTTGCGCTCCATACTGCGGATGGGATTGGTGTACCCTGTGTTGCTCATGTGTCTTGCTCCGTCACGATACTCACGTAAAAAGCTCCCGGGGAACCGAGCGGCGGCGCAGCCCGGTACAGATAGAAAGTCCCGGTGGGCAGACCTTTGGTGTTCGCGACCGAACCCGCGACCGCGCCGCTGGGGTCGACCTTCACCGGAGCCGTGCAGATGTAACTGGCCGCAACCACCTCGGCCTGGGCGGTGACCTGCAGCATGAACTGGTTCATCGCATTGACCAGCTTCGCGACATACGCCTGATCGTAGGTCGCGGGTGGTTCGGGCAGCGGCTGGCGGATCAGGCGCGCCATCTCATCGCCTCCCGTCCTGCTGCCAATCGGCGCGAACCGTGCCCAGCCGCCAACCCACGCCCAGGGCATTGGACTCGAAGCGGAAGCTGATCTGCCGCTCGCGCAGGCGGATGTACTGCTGGCCGGTGATGGGCGTGACCGTCAAAGTGGCCAGCGTGCTCTTGGGCCGCAACGGCTCGCTGCGCCCGAAGATCGTGACGCCCAGCGCCTGCTGCTGACCGGCTGTGCCACGAAAGATCACGTCGGCGATGAATCGCTGCAGATACAAGTAATGGTCGCCGCCCGAAGCATCGATGTCGGCGGAGTCGATCCAGGCGTTCAGCGGCACGCCGTTGGCGTCGTCGCCGTACTCGTGATAGTAGATCAGGCTGTTGGCGCGATCCGTCGCCACCGGATGATTGGCGCGCCCCATGTCGAGCCACGCCGTGCGGTCAATCGAGCCCACGCTCCACAGCTGCTCGCCATAGTTGTAAATCACGTAGGAATCGTTCTCCATCGAGCTGGCCGAGGGGTAGAACCACCAGACCTCGCTCATCGCATGGTTGTGCCCGGCATACACCTTGTAGGCCTGCGTGTAATTCAGATTCGAAAAAACGTAATCCTTCACGCTGCACGGCAGCTCCTGCACGGTCCCCGTGTACGAGTAAAAGATTCCCCGGTCCATCCACATGACGACGCTGGCCGCGTTGACCATGGCGTTGGGACCGATGATCGACAGGTTCTGCGCCACCGGCTGAAAGCCGAACACATAGGGCATCCCAATGTACTGCTGCAGCCACAGACCCAGGTCGGTCCAGATCAGGATCTGGCCGCCCGTGGTGCGCAGCGCGCAGATGATGTAGCTCCCGGCGGAGAGCGGCTGCGAACCGGCGTCGTTGGTGCGCAGCGGGCTCCAAGTGTAGGCCTGCTCCTGCGCGCTCCAACGCACCAATAGCGGATCGGCCACGGTCTGCCCGAAGTCCTCACAGCCATACGCGATCAGGTGCCGGTCGTTGGGCGAGACCAGAATCTGGATCGCGGTCAGAGGCACGTTGTCGGGCACGAAATCGACACCATCGACGTTGATCTCCTGGGTCAACGGCACGGCGGGCGAGTTGAGGCCCAGGTTCTCATGCCAGTAAAAAATCGCGCCGCCGCGCACGCAGGCCACCAGATCCTCGCCGAAGTTGTCGAGACTCCACAGGCGGATCTGGTTGATGGTGGGATCGACCGGATTGAGCGTCGTGGGATTGAAGGCCTGACCCCATCCAACAGCGGGCGGCGAGGGCGCGGGATTCGTCCCCATGGTCGGATACCAGCCGCTCCAGGGCGAGATGCCCCAGCCCTGACCGACCACGGCATCAGAGAGGCCGCTCGAATTGTAGAAGGTGGCCGTCGGCGAGCCGCCGCCCCAGATCTGCACCGGCGAGGCCGTCTGTGCCGGTGCCTGGAAGAGCAGGTAGTCCGGGTTCGTATTGTAGTAGCCGGTCACCTGAAACTGCTGGCCGTTGAGCATGGCGGCGGTGAACACATCAAAAGCGGTCGCACCCGCGAGCGTGAAGTAGTCCCCGATGGCGGTCCCGCTCGCCGGAGCATAGACGTACATCAGCGGGCTGCCGCCGCCCAGCGCGGAGAGCGGCCCGCCGTGGCCGGGCGCGGGCACAAGCGCGGCCATGGTCTTACGCACCGGCGTGAGGTCGTAATACGAGTTCGACCAGAGGATGTAGAGCTTGTCGCTCGTGCCCAGGCCCAGGTACTGTTGACTGCCCTCCCGGTTCGCCCACTGGTGGATGTAGCGGCAGGTGCCGAGAAACGGCGTCTTCACAATCGGCGTCCAGCCCCCGATCTTCTCCGGCATCCCGGCCCGGAAACGCACCTTGTCGCAGTCGAACCAGCCACCGCTCTGCGTGTAGCTGGTCGTCTCTTTCACGATGCCCGGCTGAAACTGGATCTTCGAAAGCGGCATATTCAGTTGTTGGTGGGAGGCGGCGCAGGGCGGGCCAGCTGCCCCAACCCCGCAGCCTTGCCGTCCGGCGCGCCGCCCTCCAGCTGCACCAGCAGAGGCTCGAGCCAACTCCGGTCGGCTCCGATCTGGTAGCCCGGCTGCCACTCCTTGAGCACCTTGGAGAGGCGCGCGAATTCCTGCTCGTTAAATTCATACTCCTCGAGCGGCGAGGCTTTGTTCACGTCCCACATCACCTGCTGGGTGCCGTTGGGTCCCGGCTGCACGCGATAATTGATGACCGCCTTCTCCTTCACCGACAGATCGATGCGGTCCTGCAGACGCCACAGCATGCGCAATTCATCCAGGCTGGCGCGCTGCGCGCCCATCAGGGCGTGCAGATTGAGGCGCTGCGAATAATCCAGGCTTAGCTTCATAAACTTTCTCCTTTCCTTTTCACGCGACAGTCGTCGGCACCCAGCTCGAGCCGTTCCAGGCCAGCACCTGACCGGTCTGGGCACCGCCCCCGGCCAGCTGCTGCGGATTGATCATGACCGAGGGGCTCTGCGGGGCCGATACACGAATGGCCCCGATGGTGGTCGTGGGAGTGGCCGGGACCAGCCAGTACTCATCGTAGGCCGCGCCCTTGTCCAGCGCGTAGGTGGCGGTGTAGTAAGTCCCCGATGGGGACGCCCCGACACAGGGATAACACGTGATCGTGATC